GTAGTGTAAATGACAACATCACCATCAAACCTTTCAATCTCCTGAATCTCTTTGATTTCCTTTGTCTCAGGAATCACAACACTACCACCAACCTTATACATTACTCTTCCATCTTAGATTTACGGACAGCATACTGACCCAAAGTCAATTCCTCCTGAGGTTTAACATTACCCAAGATGATGGATTGACGAAGAAGTTCGTAAGGAACATGAACGTAGAAATCACGACCGTTGAAGAACGATAAGTCCTGCTTCAACTCCACACAAGAGTGAACCATCTGAAGGAACAACTTAAACTGAACCTCGTCATTGTAAAAGTCGTTCAATAGTTCTCCGAATTGTGGGTGAATGATTTTGATGTTTCTTTCTAATACCATAGTTGTCTTTATTTGTTATACAAAGATAAGAAATATTTTCTTACCAAACAACTAAGAGCATAAAAAAACCTCGGTGGGTTAACACCGAGGTCAAGGAAGGTATATGAGGTATAGAACGCTGAGACTACACGTTTATGTGACCTGTCTTTCGTGAGTGTACCCTAATAGTCGGTTGCTCACATTGTCCACAATAGTTGCCTATCGTATCAAGTCAGTGTCGGTTACTTACGTTAACCACTCGTATTCGTTAACAACTACTCAACTACTACTTAACTCTGTTGAACCTTGCGAGTTCATGAAGGGATGGCCGTCCCAACAGGTCTTTTGTAATTGACATTGAAAGACTTGCGGTCTATCAATGACTCCGTTAGTTTACACTCGGAGTTTTAGACACCTTTCGTTGTCAACGCCCGAAGACTCTTGCTCGTATTTAATTGGTTAATTAAATTAGCATTGTGGAAGAAGGAAAGATGTGCTTCGGGAGAAGGTCCGTTCCTTTGGAGAACAGAATGCTTCACACCTCTCTGTAAGTCTGCAAACTTACGGTCAGTCAGGACTTCGTAGACTTTAACGTCTCGGAAACCCATCAGACTGGTACCCAGCCCTACGACACCTTGCAGGGTGTGTCGAACCGTCACCTGTAGCTTTTCCTGTTGATGTCACCATCTCAACTCTGATATTCCACGGACTCAGAGTAACCTCTTCCCCCCAGCAGTTGCCCTCGGGGAATCGGCCGTAGCCACTTTGTTTAGTTGTCAGCCTCACGACTGCGAACATCCACGGTGTACTAATCCCGCTTCAATCCCTTTAGTCCCCTCACAGGGGTTATCTAACGACGCTAAACCGCCGTGTCTGTCTATGTCCAACTCCTTTGGAAAGGATAATCTCCGAAGAGAAAATACAAAAGTCGGTCCATAAACATGACCAATATTTCAAAGAACTTTGACAAATCTAAAACATATTTTTGGAAGTGTCAAATTATTTTAACAAATTTTTCTGATTAAATCAGTAGGGTAAAGTATAAATATTCCCTTATCTGTCAAAAGTTATACGAAGATAATAAAAAAAACTGCTCGGTCAAGCAGTTTTCTTAATTTTTTTGGTAATTTCCTTTATGATATAACCCATTGGGTTATAAGATAGTTTGAAATACCCTGAATGTTTCCTTAGTGGCTCGTTAGATTGCCATACCCTTTTCATTGAAATTAGATTTAAGTGCTTTTAGTTTTCCACTTGCGGATTCCATTCTTCCGACCATCTTGTCCATTTCTTCCAAGTGTTGAGGGTGTTCACCGATACCAACTGAATTGTTTAGGTAAACTTCTAAGGTTGCCTTTGCTTCTAAAAGGTCTGCTTCGTATTTTGCTACGAGGGCTTGATACATTAAACTCATTTTAAGATTATATTTAGTAATTTATTAAATTGTTCCGTCATTGGAGAAGGTAACTCGTCTTTGCCGAAGTAACCACATTCTGTATGTTCATCACCGTCCTTAGCTTTATCTAAATCAGGATATACTTCTTCTTCACAATCATAAAGGTAACAATACATCTCACCTTTAATCTTACTACCGTCTCTATTGGTTCGCTTAATTATACCACAAAACTCTGGCGTTTTCAACAGTTTGATGTTAGTTTCTTCAAAAAACTCTCTCATCGCACCTTTCAATGGTTCTTCACCTTCTTCAACACTACCAGCAGGACACGACCAATGACCAGGTAATGAGCCTTCAGCATTTCTTTTACATAACAATACCTTATTGTTACACCTTACAATTACTCCTCCGTATTTATTCATATTATGATTGTTTAGATATTTATAAGTATATGAAAGTTTCAATAGGAAATACAGATATCAAAGTTAAACTTTGTGTTACCAAAGAAGCCATCACCAAAGGAATGCAAGGACAGCGTTTTAATGATGAGTTTCAAGGTATGTATTTCTTGATGCCAACCAAAGGAGAACAATCGTTTTGGATGTTTGATTGTATTGTTCCTTTGGATATTATTTTTATCAATAACGACGAAGTAGATACCATCCACGAAAATTGTCCTATCTGTAAAGATGAGTTGGAATGTGAATCTTACAAAGGTTATGGTGATAAAGTATTGGAACTACCAGCAGGCATGACAAAACAGTTGGACATAAAAAAAGGAGACAAAGTCTCCTTCTCATTATTCTGATTTACTTCCGTCAATCTTTTCCCTTAATATTCTGTAGAACTCCTGTCCTATCATCTTAGCGAACTTAACGTATGGGGCATCTCCACCACCTCTGTTATATTTGTATCCACCTTGAGGAGGTCTGTTACTTCTACCAAAGTAGTTAAGAGCTGAAATGTTTGTAATACATTTGTGACCACCTGAGTTTGCTTGAATCATCTCCCAAGCAGGAACACCCAAGTTGTCCAATACTTTCATTTCATCTTCACTCAACTCAGAGAAGTTCTTATCCATAATTTGTTTTAGGTTTTCCATATACTGGTCACCACCTTCCATTCCTCTAATCTTCTTACCGTAGAACGCTTCCAAATCTGCGTTTGTGAAACCTACAGAGTCCTCACCAAATTGTTTACTACTCTCAGAAATCCATTTGATGGTTGATAAAGGAATAATCTTCTCTCTTAATTTAGGTTCCCATTTACCCAACACTTCTTGAGCAATCTCACCTAAGTTCACACCTTTCAACTCTCTTTCTTTTTTGAATGGGTTACATGATGCTTGAACCAATCCCATCGGCCAAACAGTAATTAAGAAGTCAGCATCAGGATGTAATTCAAATGGTGTGTACCTGTCGTATGAACCTGGTTTGAACATCTTACCTCCACCGTATTGGTAAATGATTCCATCTTTATAATTAAGGTTCGGGTCTTGATTTCTCTGCTCAATATAGTCTTCTTGATTCGCAGCCATCATCAACGGAGACGCATAGTTTTCTCTATCAGCAATTCTTCTAATGTTTTGGAAGATGTTCAACAATGAAGGCTTTGATGTCATAACCAACTCCTCCATAAAACCAGGCTTGTTCTTATAAGCCAACATCAATTTGTTTGCAGCCAAACCTAAGGCCATTTTATTCTTTTGTAGTGACTTATCTTTATCTAATCTAAAGATGAAGTTCATAATATCTTTTGGTTTCAATCCATACTTAGCAAAGTCTGCAGAATCCACAGTTGAAATTAAAGTAATATCGTCAGCAGGGAAGATGTCCTTTGGTGACATCACATCTGAGATTGTGGCAACATTTGAACGTGAAGGTCTGAATGATGTGGCGGTATCACCTTCAACACCACTTTGACTGTCGTGGTGGTCAGTGTGAATAACGAACATTGGTTTACCGTGAGCAAAGTCAACTAAGACTGGCATCGTATCACCTGTAGCATCTTGTTTCTTAACCGCAAACTCCTTATCACCGTATTGGATAATCTCAGCATCAACAACTTTGATACCATTGTCTTCCAAATAATTCTTCATCGCCAAAGCCGTTGTTACCCCATCCAAATCTTGGTGGAAGTAAATCTTCGCCTTTGGATATCTTTTGGCTAACTCACCAATGTTACGTAATCCCGTTTCTTTTAATAATGTTTTCATCTGTCTATAATTTAACAACCTCCATCTCTACAGAACATCTCATAGTCATCTTTCAACCTCTTTGGGTGACCCCAAATACCTTTACCATTTAATATTTCCTGTGCGGCTTGTTTATAATTTCCTTTTGTGATTTGTTTTAATACCCCACTCTGCATGAAGTTAGGACGACCTCTATTATACGCCATATCAATCAAAGCAATATACATACCCTTAGTAAGTTTTCTATTTTCAGGGTCTTCACTTTGCCAATCTTTTACAGTCTGTGCAGCATCGTTAATGTCTTCTGCAGATAATCTATTGGCCTCTTCCTGTGTCATTTTGTTAAGATATTTTTGAATAATGTCAGGGTTAGTTGTACCATAACCAATAGTAAGTGTCCCTTTAGGTTCACCAGAATTAGGGTCATATGGTTTTGGAGGATATCCTGCTTTATCATCATATACAAATGGTACAAATTCTTCCAACCCCCTAACATGGTCAAATACTTCTTGACCAGCAGGTTTACCTTCATACCCATACCCAAAGTCAACTTCACTACTCTGTTCACTCAAATACACATTTTTTGTAGCAGTCTCATGTAAAGTTAATATCCTTTTCTTCTCTGACTCAGTCATTCTATATCTTCTCATCAACAAAATCTTTACTATAAATATCCTTAACAAGAAAAAACCCCTTATCTTGAAGGGGTTTCATTTGTCAAAGACACACTACAAGCCAATATGTTATCAAACCACGTTCTCTGTGGTCCACTGAGTTTGTTCTTATCGTACCACCTTACCTTGTTGTCTGTCGTGGTGATTATCAAAGTCTCACCATCAATCACTTTAATGTTTTGAATGCTCATCTAATACAATTTCTAACTGCTGCTGTTCCAGTTTATACTCTTGGAGTCTTTCTTTGGCAACGTCACAATAGTTCTTTGAGATATCACATCCCATCCATGGCCGTCCCAATATCTCAGCAGCTAAACATGTTGTTCCTGAACCGTTGAATGGGTCAAATACCAAATCTTCTTTGTAAGACATAATCTTAATTGCTCTGTATGGAATGTCCAAAGAGAATGTTGCCTTAGTCTTCTGTTGTGTGTCAGCAAAGTAGTTCCATTGACCGAAGACCAAAGACATAAAGTCTTTCTTATCTTTCTCATCATAAACCAACTTCTTTCTGAACTCACCCTCAATCTTCTCATTTGGAACCATTTGGTATTCACCTTCCCATTGTGGTGTTCCCTTTGTTTGTTTCTTTGGGAGATTCTTATACGCTAAGATGACACACTCTTTGGGATTGTAGATGTATGGTGCCGATGGACTCATCCAACTTCCCCAAGCAGTTGTCTTACTTCTGTGTGGTGAGCTCTCCTCCAAATCCACAAGACCGAAGAACCCGAAACCCAGTTGTTTCATCACCATCCAAATCTCCGCAGAGAAATAGATACGACCACCTTTCTTTTGACGGTTAATCTCATATGGAATGTTCACCGCAATGCGGCCATCATCTCTTAAGACTCTGTAAGCAGCACTCAACCACTCACGAGTGAACCTCATATATTCGTCAAAGTATTTATCGTCATCCCATGAATCGTAATCAATACCAACACCATAAGGTGGTGAGGTGACAATCAAGTCCACTGACTTCTCAGGCATTTCATTCATAAACTTCACCGTATCAGAACAGTGAATGTCTCCAATCAATTCTTTCATTTCTTTCATTCTCCTCCGTTAAAAAATCCTGTTAGGAACACCATAAGGGAAATCGGCCATAGTGTGATTACAAATAGTCTTTCACCGAATGTGAATCTTTCACCAGCAACTTTACCGACCAACATCTCTAAAAGAAATGCAACCAATACTCCGATGAATAGATAGTTAATTAATATCGCCATTATTCCATTGTTTTA